GCTTTTGATCCTAACGGCACGCCACCTTCGATACCATTACAAAAATACGATTTAAAAGGTTTTATTAATACTTATCCAGATAGAAAATGTAAAGTTTATTTGCTTCACGGCGATTTAGACGATAAGGAAGTTCATTCGCTTTTTGAAAATCCAAAAGTAAAAGCTTTTCTTACTCTTACTCACGGAGAAGGCTTTGGGCTTCCTGTTTTTGAAGCAGCATATACTGGCATACCAGTAGTTTCACCTGGGTGGTCCGGCCAATTAGATTTTTTAATCAATAAAAAAACAGGAAAGTCGGAGTTTTATAACGTTGAGTATGATTTACACCCTATTCCAAAACATGTAGTTTGGGAAGGTGTTATCATTAAAGAATCTATGTGGGCAAATCCTCGCGAACATTCTGCAAAACAAAGAATGCGAGAATGTTATGCAGATTTAATTTCTGATAATAGCGAACAAGTGATAGATAGATTTAAAAGACACGCAGATTATCTTCATGAAACATTTTCTGAAGAAAAACAATACGCAACGATGGTTGAAACTGTTTGTACTGCGCTGGGTATTGACCCAGACAAAAAGGCATCAGAGGATATCGTACTAGAATTTGACTAATGAAAAAAATAGTTTTTATATCTGATTTTTTTGTTAACCAAATAGCTGGAGGAGGAGAGATATGTGATAATGTTCTCATGTCTCTTTTTCGTGATGATGGCTATAGGATAGCAAAATTTAATTCTCATCTTACAAGTGATAATCACATTAAGCTTTATCGCAAATGTGGATATAAGTTTATTATATCTAATTTTTGTAATTTACATGAACAAACAAAACAAGAGCTTGTAAAATATCCTGGTTCTTATAGCATTATGGAACACGATCACAAGTATTTGAAAACTCGCGATCCGTCTGTATTTAAAGATTTTACTGCACCAGCATCTCAAATCATTAATCGCATATTTTATGCAAATGCAAAAGCTGTTTTTGCACAATCAAAACTTCACAAAGAAGTAATTGAAAAAAACTTAAGCATCTCTAACGTTGTTAATCTTGGGATGAATTTGTGGACAGATGAGCAGCTTGCAATAATTGAATCTAATTTAGAAAATGAAAAGGTTGATGACTATTCTATTGTTAATAGTGACAACCCCACTAAAAATACACAAGCTTGTGTGCAGTATTGCGAAGAGAAAGGCTTATCATATACATTAATTAAATCTCCTGACTATGCTAGTTTTATCAAACAATTGTCAGAGCATCAAAAGTATTTGTATTTTCCAAAAGTTTTAGAAACTTTTAATCGTGTCATTATAGAAGCACGTATGCTTAATTGTAAAGTAAACACAACTGCTAATAATGGATGCTTATCTGAGGACTGGTTTAAAAAATATAAAGGTAAAGAACTTATTGAATTTGTTAGAGAACAAAGACAAAGAGTTTTTGATGATGTTAAACAGGCAATATATAATGAAAGGCTTTCTGTAACTGGTGATTCAGACATTACTGTTATTTTAAATGCTTATCGTCGCCCTTATAATTTAGAAATGCAGATTGCTGCTATTCGCAATCAAACTATCAAGCCAAAACAAATTTGGCTGTGGGTAAACGCACACGAAGATAACGAGGGTTTTGATTTTAAATCTCTCGATGTTGATAGAGTCTTTCATAACGACTTTAATTGGAAGTTTTATGGAAGATTTGCTGGATCTTTGTTAGCAGATACTGAGTATTTAGCATTGTTTGACGATGATACTATTCCTGGATCTAAGTGGCTTGAAAATTGTATGAATACGATGCAGACACATGAAGGTATTTTAGGATCTGCCGGCGTTATATTAAATGATATATATTATGTAAAGCATGATCGGTGCGGCTGGCCAACACACAATCCAGAGGTCACAGAAGTCGACTTAGTTGGCCATGCATGGTTTTTTAAAAGAGAGTGGTTAAGATATCTATGGCAAGAAAAGCCAACAACTTGGGATAATGGTGAAGATATTCAATTTGCGTTTATGGCAAAAATTCACGGCGGTATTCCAACTTATTGCCCGCCACACCCACCAGATGATAAAGAAATGCACGGCTCTATATTAGGTAACGAATTAGGTATTGATAATAAAGCAACTTCAACAAATAGCAGCGTTTCACATCAGCAGTTTTTTTCCGAGCGTGATATGTGTGTGCAAGCTGGCTTGCGAAAAGGTTGGCAAACAGTTAGGAGTATAAAATTATGAAAGATTTTCATGAAGATTTTGAAGGCGTCTTAGATCTTCTTGAACGAAAGATACCATTTGCATTTACAAGATTTTCTGATGGTGAGCTGTATATGATGCAGAATAGAAAATACAAAATTGAAAAAGACAAAGTATTTTTAAGAGAACAAACACACTCTGGCCAGTGGGGAGAGGAAGAGCTGAAAGAATTTATTCCCGAAGAACAACAAATGCACAGAGAAAAACTAATTGAAGCTTTTGAATTTACAAAAGAAAATTATATCAAAGGAATTAGCTGCAGGTGTTGTGTTGGCGAAGAAGATTTTATGTGGCAAAATAACCATTTATCATCAGAACACATACTAACTTGGGCTAATTTATTAATTAACGGCAACTATTCTAATTTTATCGAACATATGGTACCTGAATTTCAAAATTACCCAGTAGTTTATGTTTGTAATGAAATGGCAAATGTAGACAATCTTCCTTTTGAAGTTAAAAAAACTTTTAGAATTGGAAATAATTGTCATGTAAATAATTTTGATCTTATTCAAGAAATGAAAAACTGGATTGGCAAAAATGATATTGAAAATCACTTATTTCTTTTTTCAGCTGGTTCTCTTTCAAATTTTTTAATCTATGAGCTTTATAATATTTTTGATAAAAATACGTATATGGATATTGGTAGCACGCTTAACCCTCTTATGGGAATGACAGGCTGGGTAGCCTCTCGCGGATATCTTCGTGCATATTGGCTAAAAGAAAACAATCAATATATCAATATGAAATGTGTGTGGTAGTATGCAAGATGTTTTATATATTGTAACAGGAACTACACGCGGCATAGGCCACGAATTTAAAAAAATACTACTCGATAATAGTTCTAAACTTATTTCTATAAACAGAAACAAAGCAGACAAATATGATTATAAAATGGACTTATCTCATATTGATGAGGTTGGCGCCATGTCATATCATTTAAGAGAGAAAATTAAGAGAGATTATGTTAATCATAAAATTGTGTTTGTAAACAACGCATTCTCACTAAATCCAATCGGTAAGTTATCAGAGTATAGAAACTACCAAATTGCCAGCTCTTTAAATACAAATATATATTCACCACTAACACTAATAAAACTATTGACAGAAGCACCCAATCCGTTGTATATTATTAATATCACATCTGGTGCAGCACATAGTGTTAATAAGCATCTTGGTATTTATAGCTCTAGCAAATTGTTTATTGAAAATTATTTAAAATTTATTGAAATAGAAAACAATAATTGTGTTAAAGTTGCAAACTTTAATCCTGGAATTACTAAAACAAATATGTATGAGACGCTTTCTAAAAGTGATAAATTTCAAAATAATAGCTTTGAAAAAGCAATACCAAATGATCCCACAATTGTTGCAAATGATTTATACAATTTATCAAAAGAGATAGTTAGTGATTAATGTTTTAGTTAGTGGAGTTGGGGGTGACGTAGGACAGGGAGTAATCAGGTGTCTTAATAAGTCGCCACTAGAATTAAGAATTTTTAAGATTAGTTCTAATGTTGATGACTCATGGCTTTACCTTGATAATGATTCATACATCAGTCCGACAATTCATCAAGACTATGTAGATTATTTAATTAAATTTATCAACAAGCACAAGATTGATATATTTTTTCCCTGTATTGATTCAGAAACATCAATTATTTCACAAAACAAAAACAAAATACAATCTGAAACTAATTGTGTGGTTTTTGTTGATGAATATTATAAAATTGAAATTTGCAACGACAAGTACATGACTGCAAGATATCTAGAAGATTTTTCTTTGCCATATCCTGAGACAGATTTAGTGGCTACTATTGAGCACAATAAATTTCCTGTTATTATTAAATCAAGAGAGGGGTGCGGCTCAAAAGACATTCACCTAATCCACAACAAAGAGCAGATAAAACCTTTTTTAAACAATAAAGATTACATTATTCAAGAATACCTTGAGGGAGATGAATATACTGCCGGCGTATATCTTGGAGACGATAATAAAATCAAAGGGGTTTGTGTTTTAAAAAGAACACTTAAAGACGGCTCTACATACACAGCTGAAAGAATTTTAAACTTACAATTAGAAGAAGAAATTGCAACAATCGCCAAGCACGTTCGAATGAAATATTTGAATATTCAGTTTAGATTAAAAAACGGCAAAGTTTGCCCCTTTGAGTTAAATGGTAGATTCTCAGGCACAACTGGAATTATTAGTAATGTTTTTAATGCCCCGGAAATGGCTGTAAGAGAGCTTGTATTGAAAGAAAATATTACTCCTTACTTGCATAGTAATAAATTTTATGTTATGAGATACTTTGAAGAAATTTATGCAACTGAAGAACAAAGAGGCAATCTTTTAGCAAGGAGTAAAAAATGATTAATACTGTTGTATTTGATTTTGTAAATACGTTAGCTTATTTGAATCCAAAAAGAGAAGATGTTATTTATAATTTTTTAACAGAAAAAGATATTAATATTAGCAAAAATAAAATTGTCGACGCACTAAAAATAGCAGACGATCAATGTCATTATAGCTGTTTTGAAATTGTAGATAAAGAATCAAAAAAGAATTTTTTTCAAACAAAATATAATAAAGCTCTTTTAGCTGCTTTAGAAATTGATTACACAAACAGAAATTGTGTTGCACTATATGATTATTTTGATAAAATATATAAAGAATGGATTTTGCATGATGGTGCTATGGATACAATTAAACAACTAAGAAAATTAGGTTATACTGTGGGAGTAGCATCTAATTTCGATACAACTCTAAAAGAAAAGCTAGCTGCCAAATTAAATCTTGTAAACAATCTTGATTTTCTAGAAGTTTCACAATGCATCGGATTAGAAAAACCGGACATTAAATTTTACGAATATGTAATAAAAAACAATAAGTTGGATCCTAAAAAGACACTATATATCGGCGATAGTTATGTGCTAGATTATATTCCTGGGCAAAAAGTAGGCTTTAATTGTTGTTTATACGACAAAAACAACATTCATCCATCTGTTACAAATAGAATATCGCACTTCAATCAAGTTTTAGGTTTTATAAACAAATGAGACATAACCCATATAAAATTGTAAAGATGTTTGAAGAAACCGTAGCTGATTATTGCGGCTCAAAGTACGCAGTTTCAACAGATAATTGTACAGATGCTTTGCTATTATGTTGCGAATATCTTAACGTTCAAGAGGTGATCATTCCAGCGAGAACATATCTATCAGTTCCACAATCAATTTTGCATGCTGGCGGCACACTTAAGTTTCGCGATTATAGATGGAAAGGCATCTATCAACTTGAGCCCTACCCAATTTATGACGCAGCCAAGCGTCTAACAAGCAATATGTATATCCCAGGAAGCTTTATGTGCCTTTCCTTTCACATCAAAAAACATTTGAAGATAGGTAAGGGGGGTATGATTTTAACTGACGATGAAAAGGCTGCTAAGTGGTTTAGAAAAGGTCGCTACGAAGGTCGAGGTGAGGTAATGTATCACGAAGATAATATTGAAATTAATGGTTGGAATGCTTATATGAGCCCTGAACAAGCAGCCAGAGGCTTGATGCTTATGCAAAACTATCCAGAACACATGGAAGACTTACCAGAAGAACCTTTTTATAGAGATTTAAGAGAATTTGATTTGTTTAAAGATGTGGAGATAATAAAATGAAAGCGCCCGAAGGAATTCCAGGAGAACTTTATGACGCATACTCAATGAATGGTAAGGTTTCAGTACTGTACCACTATCGTAATGATTGTAGTGATGAAATTCAAGATATGATAAATGCAAATTTTACGCAAGAAGAGTTTGACAAATGTGTAGAAAGAATTAACAAAAGAGAGGTAAATTATTATCATCATACAGACTTATGGCTATACGATGCGTTAAGCACTCATCCTATTAAAGGAAAGCATATTTGTATTGCTGGTTCTGCTTATCCATGGTATGAAGCCATGGCAATTGTATTTGGTGCTGAAAAATGCACCGTTATCGAATATTCCGATAGAGAAAGCTTTCATCCTAATATTGAATATATAAAGCCTGGAAATGAAAAAGATATTTTGTTTGACGCTTGTTTATCAATTTCTTCTTATGAACATGATGGATTAGGTAGATATGGTGATCCTCTTAATCCAAATGGAGATCTTGAGGCAATGCAGAACATGAAAAATTTATTAAAAAAAGATGGATTAATGTATTTGGCTGTTCCTGTAGGTCGCGACAAAGTTTGCTTTAATGTCCACAGAGTATACGGAGAAAAAAGATTTCCTTTGTTAATAGAGGGGTGGGAACCTGTTGCTAAATATGGTTTCGCTAAAGAGTCATTTACCAACAACTACAATACAACCAGAGAATCTCCTTATCAGCCAGTAATTGTTTTAAGGAATAAATAATGATTACTTTTTTAGAATTAGGAAAACTTGGCCGCCTAGGTAATCAACTTTTTCAATATAGCGCTTTGAAATCGTTAGCTTTACATAATGGTTATAATGTTGCTATTCCTAATCCAGACAATAGAAATTGGCATGGCCAAAATTGCTTATTAGGCGAATTTAATATTGAATGTGATTATATCGACATTAGAACTGAATCAGTTTTAAAACATTTAAAACAATATAAAGAGCCAAATCACATGGAATTTGACGAAAATTTTTTTAATTTACAAGATGGTACAAATTTGCATGGTTTTTTTCAAAGCACTCATTATTTTAATGACTATAAAGAACAAATTAAAAAAGAATTAACACCTAAAAAACAATATATTGAAAAAGCAAGCAAGACAATTGCTTCTATAAAAGAGAAATTTCCTGGACACGAAGTGGTTTCGCTTCATCTGAGGCGCGGTGACAATACAAATGGCTCAAATCCCAGTAAAGAGTTAAATGAAATGTATGGAAAAACAAACAAATTAGACAATAATAGCTTTTACGGAAGATACTTGAACTCTGCAATACATAAATTTGAAGAAAAAAAAGTAAAATATTTAGTTTTTTCTGGCGGCTCAAGGTTTTCTGGTGACAATAATACGTCTGATATTGATTGGTGCAAAGAAAATTTAAAGGGTAAAGACTTTATTTTTTCAAAAAACAACACTACGATGAATGATTTCTCACTAATCATGTGTTGTGATCATAATATCATAAGCCATATTAGCTCATTTGGATGGTGGGCCGCTTATCTTAATCAAAATCCTGACAAGATTGTTGTAGCGCCTAATCATTATCACCCAGACATACCAGAATATACGCACAGAAATGGTTTTTACCCTGAGAGTTGGACTTTAGTATGAGTTATTGGCAAGATAAAAGTGTGCTTGTGACCGGTGGCGCTGGTTTTATTGGTTCAAATCTTTGTAAAGATTTAGTTTATGATGGCGCGCATGTTACAATTATCGATAATTTTGAAAGAGGAAAAAAAGAATACATATTAGATATCATAGACTCAATAGAATTGATTGAAGGTGATCTAAAAAATTTAGATTTTTGTATTAAAACCATAAAAAACTTTGATATTGTTATTCATATGGCATCAAAAGTTGGCGGTATCGGTCTCTATACTTCAAAGCCGTATACCGTTATGAGTGAAAATATGCTTATGGATTCTAATGTTTTAAAAGCAATCATCAACAACAAAATTAATAGGTATTTCTATGCCAGCAGCGCACATGTTTACCCAAAAGAATTACAAGGCACGCCAGATTCTCCTGCTATTGTTGAACAGCAAGCCTATCCAGCAGAATCTGAACTTGCATATGGTTGGGCTAAGCTTATTTCCGAAAAAGAAATTGAATATGCGCAGGTTGAAAATTCTAATTTACGAGTTGCCATCGCCAGATATATTGGAATTTATGGAGAAAATCAAGACTATGACTTAGCAACTGGTTCTTGTATTCCTGTGTTTACTAATCGCGCAATCAATTATCCAAACATACCATTTAGAATTTGGGGCACCGGTAAAGAGACTCGTTCTTATTGCTTTATTGATGATGCTATTGAATGCACTAAACTTATGATTGAGAAAATGGATCAACTGCATGCTGTAGGGCCATATAACGTAGGCAAGCAAGAAAGAATATCAATTGGCGATTTAGCTAAAGCAGTTGTAGAAGTTTCTGGCAAGAATATAGAAGTTGAATATGATCTAACAAAAGACACTTTGATTTGGGGCCAATGGTGTGATTGCTCAAAAGCAAAAACAGAAATTGGATTTGAAGCAAAGACAAGCCTACAAGAAGGCTTAAAAAGAGTTTATAATGATATACAAGGAAGGATGAAATGAATATTTTAATAACAGGAGGCGCTGGCTATATTGGCAGCGAACTTACCGATCATTTGCTGCGCGCTGGCCATAGCGTCACAGTAATAGATAATTTAATGTATGATGAAACATCTTTATTGAGATATACAATTGATGAAAATTTTAATTTTATTAAAGGGGATATTGTCAATTTAGAAATTTTACAAAAAGAAGTACCAAAGGCTGATATTATTATTCCTTTGGCTGCGCTTGTTGGTTTTCCTTTGTGTGAAAAAGACAAGAGAGGTGCTGTTGAAATAAACCATGGAGTAAATGCTTGGATTGCAAAAAATAAAACACCAGAGCAAAAAGTAATTTATCCGTGCACTAACTCTGGATACGGTGTGAGTGTAGACGGCTCGGTCTGCACAGAAGATTCTCCTTTAAATCCTGTGTCACTCTACGGACAAACAAAAGTTGCCGCAGAAGACGAGTACAAGAATGTTGAAAATCATGTAACATTTAGATTGGCTACGGTATTTGGTCCTGGCTCTCGTATGCGAACAGATTTATTAGTTAATAATTTTGTTCTTAAGGCGCTTCGTGAAAAGGTTCTTGTTCTTTATGAATGTGAGTTTATGCGCAACTATGTGCATTTACAAGATGTTTGTCGCGCATTTATGTTCGTAATCGACAACTGGGAAGAGTGCAAGAACGAAACTTATAATGTTGGAAACGATGCGATTAACATGAATAAGTTACAATTAGCACAAAAAATTAAAGAACACCTTCCGCTTGAGATTATCAAGGCAGAATTTACCACAGATCCCGACACGCGCGATTATATTGTAAGTAGCCAAAAGTTCTACGACAAAGGATTTAAGTGCAAGTATGATTTAGACGATGGAATTCGTCAACTCATAAAAGCATATAGCATTATTGAATCGCCTTGGTATGCAAACTATTAGGATTAAGATATGACATTTTGGAAAGATAAAATTGTTTTAGTTACAGGTGGCCACGGTTTTGTTGGTACGCATGTTGTAAAAATGCTTAAAGAATTAGATGCGGTAGTGCATGCACCCTCAAAGTATGATTATAATCTTACCGTAGAACATCAGGTTGATTTAATGTTCAAACATTTGCGACCTGAAGTGGTTATTCACCTAGCAGGTAAAGTTGGAGGAATTGCCGCCAACAAGTCAGAACCCGGTACATTTTTTTATGATAACATAATGATGGGCACTCTTGTTATGGATTATGCTCGCCGCTATAAAGTTAAAAAAGTTGTAGCTCTTGCAGCCGGGTGCGGATATCCTCTTGATTTAAGTGTGCCATATACTGAAAATGATTTTTGGAATGGGTTACCTCAAGAAGAGTCTATGGGCTATTCTATGGGCAAAAAAATGTTAATAATTCAATCGTGGACATATAGAGCACAATACGGCTTTGACTCATCCATTTTACTGCCAGCAAATCTTTATGGCCCTAATGATAATTTTGATTTAGAAAAAAGCCATGTTGTGCCGGCCCTTATTAGAAAGTTTTTGCACGCTAAACAAGAAAAAATTCCAGCCGTAGAAGTTTGGGGAACAGGAAAAGCTACCAGAGAGTTTTTATATGTAGAAGACACAGCTCAGGCTATTCTTGATGTAGCTGAAAAGTTTGAAGCATCTGGTCCTTTGAACCTTGGAACAGGTGTTGAAACTTCTATAAAAGAATTAGTTGAAACTATTGTTGAGTTAATTGACTATAAAGGAGAGATTATCTGGAACACAGACCGGCCTGATGGTCAAGCTAGAAGATTTTATTGTATGGAAAGATTTAAAAAGCATATGGGCTATGTGCCAAGCACATCTTTAAGAGAAGGCCTTAAGAAAACTATTGATTGGTATTTGAATTCAAGTGATAAAAAGAGGTTATAGATGAAAGTAGTAAGAGATAAAAGTGGAGAATATCCAGATTGTGGATATAGATACTTGGATTTTGAAAGATTCAATAATGAGGAGTCAGATACGGTATTTTTTTATGGATATGCCTCTGGAAGAAACAAAAATTTAATCAGCCAATATGATGGCTACAGAAGAAAAGTTTTTTATCAAGGAGAGCAGCCTTGTGGATTTTATTCTCTTAACGAAGCAGAAAGAGTTGGAAGCGTTAATATTGCGCATGATTTTGATGAGTTTTATTCTACGTGCCCATACAGCGCAAAGTGGATGAACGCAATTCATAAATTTGATAAGTATAGACCAGCAATTTTTCCGCACAATAAAATGTGGGCATGCCCACCAGATGAAAACCCAGAAAAATCTTTAGACGTTATTTATTGGGGAAACCTCCCTAATGGTGCGGCAGACGTTAAACACATTATTGAAACAATACCAAAGTTTAAATATAGTTTCTTTTCCCTTGGTTATGGACTGACCCGCGAAATGAAACAAAACGTTACGGCATTTGGTGTGCCTCGTGTAAAAATGTGGCAAAACTTAAGACACAGCAAGGTAATGATAACATCAAATCAGCTATATCTTACACAGGCAGAGGTAGATATTACAAAAACCCTACCCAGGTGGAATGAAAATGAAGCTTTTTCGCATATAGACCAATATCTTATGCCTCAAATTAAAACAAGACCAATTGAAGCTATTTTTAACAAAACTCTTGTCTTGCTCAAAAAAGATCCTTGGCGTATATTTGATTATTGGTTTGAGCCAGACAAAGATTTTCTTTATTATGACAATAATGATGATTTAGAAGAAGTTCTTAGAGAAATAACGACAAACTGGGACAAATATAAACACATTACAGATAACGCATACAACAAAGCGATGAATCTGTATACGGCAGAAAAACTTTATAAAAACATGGAGAAAGGACAAAGTGAGTTCAAATTCAAACACTAGAAAATATCTACCAACTCTATCAGAATTAATAGATAGACTATCAATAGTTCAGCTCAAAGAAGTGTTTATCACAGGACACAAAGAAGAATATGCAGAAGAAATTTCTGACATCGTTCACGATATTAACTTGACTTTAAATGAAAAACAAGTTATATTAGATGCTGATACTGTCAGAGCAATTGTAGTATTATCGCAAATGAATTTGCATATTTGGCATAATGAGTCAAATTATCGTAAAGGCATTAAAGATGGTAACAATTTAGAACTTACACATGGTTTAAATGGTATCCGCAACACAGCTAAGAATAAAATTCAAGAATTAGCTGGCGGTAGAAAAGATTATAAGATTGACTGCCTTGCGGCAGAATTTGAAGATTGGGAAATTAGCTGGAATAAGGAGTAAAAATGAAGGCATTAATTGTAACTTGGGAGAAGTTCCAAGACCACGAAGTAATTTATCCGTATTACAGGCTTCTAGAAGAGGGATTTGAAGTTGATATTATGTCTAACGCTCTCGGTAGAATCCACGGTATTATGGGAACAAATATGGAAAGCACCCTATTGGTATCTGAGTTGAATAATCACGATAGATATAATCAACTTATTAGTGATTATGATATTATGGTTGTTCCTGGTGGCGTAAAAGCACTTGAAAAGCTTCGTCAAGAAGAAAAAGTTTTACATTTTATTAATGATTGGAACAATAAAAGAAAAGTTATCGCCAGCACATGCCACGGCGCACAACTATTAATTTCATCTAAAGTTGTAAATGGTCGTAAGGTTTCTGGATATTATAGCATTAAGGATGATATTAATAATGCCGGCGCCATTTATGTTGATGAGCCCGCTGTTGTTGATGACAATTTGGTCTCATCTCCTCATTATAAGTGGATGGGCGAATGGATGAAGTCTGCTATTGACGTATACAATCAGAGAAAGTAAACATGTCCTATGCAGATGTTGTGGTTAACAAGCCTTGGGGTCATGAATATCTTGTTTATGAAAACGAGCATGTTGGCTTATGGTATTTGCATATTGACAAGGGTCAAAAAACCTCGATGCACTGTCATCCAAAAAAGAACACCGGATTAGTTCTCTTAAAGGGCAGCGCCGAAACATCTTTTTTAAACAACAGTATTAAAATGTCTTCGCTTAAAAAAGTCATGATTAGGCGAGGGCTGTTTCATTCCACTATGGGTCTTTCTGACGAGGGCGCCCACATATTTGAAATTGAAACTCCTAAAGATAAAAAAGATCTAGTGAGGCTTGAAGATTCCTATGGAAGAAAACTATCACCGTATGAAGGCAAAAACAAAGAACAAATAAAATCTAAAGACTGTTTATGGGTTACAGACCCTGAAAAAGGAGGCTGTAATATATATAATTTTTGTGATTGTACGATGCATGCGGAAAGTATTTTAGACAAGCAGAAGCTATACAACAGGCCCGCAAATGATATATTTGTGTTTCTTCGCGGAGGTCTTATTAGCGGCGACAGTTATATTGCTCAGCCGGGAGATGTATTAGATGGCTCGACCCTTAATAGACTAGCAAGGGTTTTTGAAATTACAGATGAAATAGTGCTGCTTTCTATTGCAGCAGAAAACACAAAGGGAACGGGATATGGGTGTCCTTGAAAATAAAGACTTATATATTTTTGATATTGATCGCACTTTGATTACTAGCGAAACTGAATATGGTGATTTAATTTGGTTGAAAAACATGGAGCCGCCATTTATAAATGTTGATGATGATACGATTAGAGATCGTAATGGTGCAACTGCATATTTGCACTTAGGTGTAAGAGAGATGCTTGAACACCTATCAAGTCAACAAAAGCAAATTGGATTTTTATCCGCAGGTGCTTTATTAGATGTTGATTATGAAAAGCAACCCTCTATTATTCTTATGAAAATGCTTGGCATTTACGATCATTTTAATTCTCACAAGCTTTTAGAATACAAAACAGTTAAAAAAGAAGAACATTTAGAAAAGTTTGGAGAGTGTGTATTCTTCGATGATGCAGAACATCACATAGTACCGGCGCTTAAACTTGATAATGTTGTTGTAGTTGATAGAAAAAGCTTTGCAGATTGGAGGCAGTTATTTTAGACGAGAGACAATTTAGACTTGACGTTTTTAAAAAAGCTTCCTTGTGTAGAAATTTTGAAAATTGTGTTTATCAAAATATTAAAGATAAAACAATTAAGTTTCCAACCTATATGTCTGCAGGTCAAGAATATACGCCGGCCACCATATCAGAAGTTGTGTCTAATATAGATCCGTATCTGTTCGCACAACATAGGGCGCACTCTTGGTACTTATGTTTTGGTGGAGATATGGCTAAACTTATCGACGAACTGCTTGGAAGAAAAACTGGTTGTGCATACGGCATGGGCGGTTCTGCTAGTATTCATTGTCCTGAAATCAACATGTTTGGCCACGATGGTTTAATGGGAAGCCAAGTACCTATCGCAGTAGGTTCTTGTTATTCTAATAGAAAGCCCACTATAACAGTTATGGGCGATGCATCTGCCGAAGAAGACTACGTTCTAGGCGCCATGGGCTGGGCATCGACTAAAAATTTACCTATTCTTTTTGTTGTGGAAGACAACAACCTGTCTATTCTTACAGAAAAAAAAGTTAGAAGAAATTGGGAAATGGATGATGTTGCAAGAGCATTTCAAATGGAAGCATATAGTATTGACGATGATCCGATGGAAATCGCTAATCACTGTGATGGTCTAATTGAAGCACCAAGATTATTGAATATTAAGACACACAGACTTTATTGGCACGCAGGCGCCGGCTGTGATAATCCAGATATTTTCGATAGATTCAAATATGAAATGGAAACTCTGGGTGACGAGGCAATAGAAATTAACGAAAAGATAAGAAAAGAAGTTGAAGGAACATGGCAAAAACAGTTAGAGATACAATAAAAGATATTACCCACAAGCATTTAACAGAGCATAATGGCCTTGCTTTTGGTCAGTGCTTAACTGCAGTTGGCTGGGTAGGTGGAACATTACCAGAGTTATATGAAGAAGACGGAATGGTTGAGCTTTCTATGGCTGATGTGGCAGGTGGCGGTATTGTTGTTGGTTCTGCGTTAGCCGGAAGAAGACCGATGTATGTTATACGGTATCAAGGGTTTAACTGGTATAATTGTCCTAGCGTAGTAAATTATGCTGCTAAATCAAAAGAAATATGGAAGATACCGTGCCCCTTAATGGTGCGAGGAATTGGCATGGAAGGCTCAATAGGACCAGTCGCAGGTTCGTCACACCATTCTCTTTACTACAGGATGCCAGGCCTTAAAATTGTTTCACCTATGACCCCTGCAGAATACCAACACGCATACGATCATTTTATGAATAATGATGATGTTTTATATGTTTCAGAACACAGAGGAAGCTATTTAAATACCGATGAGATGCCGGATATTCTGCATCAAAATCCAGACGTAGTTTTGTTTCCTATTTCTATAACAAGATTTGAGGCTGTCAAAGCACAAAAAATGCTGGCCGAAAGAGGAGTTAAAGCAAGTATTATCCATTTGAGGTGGATAAAGCCTTTTAATCTTAGAGATAAATGGCGCCAAGAAGTTTTAAATTCTAAGAAAGGTGCGATAGTATTGGATGATGATTATGTTAACGGCGTAGCAAAAAGTATTGCGCACGATATCATGCTTGGAACTCATAAGCCAGTATGGACTATGGGACTAGAAAACAAATCGGCCGGCTTTGCCAAGGAAGTGGATAACTTGCCACCATCGGCAGCCGAAATTACACAAAGAGTTTTACATATTATGGGGATTTACAATTGAGTTTACAAAACAGAATAGAAGCATTTGACATTTTTAAGTCAAGATTTGAACATCATAGAGTGGGATCTCTTTTAGTAGCACACAAGATCAGGCCTGATTTGTTTGAGAAACTACAAACTGCAGCTGCACTTTATATTTCTAGAGGCTTTAATGGAGATTGTTATATACAAAACGAGTTCGATTTATTAAAAACTCTTGATGAGCAATATGAAAATATTTCAAATATCACCCCTAATGGTATGATTGTTCCAAAAAAATATAACGTTTTGGAATATAATTTATTAGTGCGTGCATTTTCATCGATTATCGATTCACTTGGTATTAATGATTTAATATCCTCTTGGCACATTCCCTTAAATCTGCGTTACAAACAAGGAGCAGTAAATCAAGCAAACATGCTGAGACATCACCCTACGGAACATATACATTCTGATAGTTGGGCTGGGGAATCTAGTGAAAGTGTTACTGTTCATATTCCAATTTTTGGAGATATTGAAAGAAATCATGTAGCGTTTTATGATCCTCCTGATGCTTTTGAAGAAAGCTGGCTTGGCGCATTACCATCATACAAAGATGGCGAACATATTGCCGATAAGTACACCAAGTTAGACTACGTTCCTTCTAAGGGGACAATACTTTTAGCAGACTTTGCAGGCTTGCACTCCAGCACAAGACTTGCCGGCGCTCAAAGTCGAATTTCTATTGATACTACTTTTGTATTACGCCGTCCTGGCGACAATAGAGATCCCGAAAAGATTCACCACTGGAGAGAAAATGAAAGAGCAAGCCAAGAAACTTTATCTACTTTAGGAAGCAACAAGTTATTTTACTTTCCAGACGGAGATGGTGAGTTTGTTGACAGCGAAGGTGGCTTTAAGCACCCTACCAACTTGCATATTTTAGACTTAGGAGTTTTAAATGAATAGACAATTAGACGTTTTATTTATACATCCAAACGCATCAAAGAAGATTTATCAAGATTTAAGTAATGAATATTCTGCCATCGAGCCTCCAATTTGGGCTGCGATGCTAGCACAGCATTGTCGTTCTAATGGATACGGCACTCAAATACTTGATTGCGAAGCCGAAAGATTAAATTATATTGAAGCAGCACAAGTTATTAAAGATATAAACCCGAGAGTTGCGTGCTTTGTGGTTTATGGCCAGCAGCCATCTGCATCTACTCAAAACATGGAAGGCGCAATTGGCCTAGCGGACGAATTAAAAAACATCTCCCCTAGTATCCGAACTTTGTTTGTTGGTGGGCATATAGCAGCGTTACCTAAAGAAACTTTGCAAGAAAAAAGTGTTGATATGATTTGTCAAAATGAAGGTGTTTATACAATCAGTAGTCTTTTATCGATTAACAATTTAGACGACGAAACACAAATAAGCAAAGTCAAAGGTTTAGGTTACAAGGTCGACGGTAATCCAGTCCTAAACGAGCCTTCGGGAATTGTTTTAAAGAAAGACCTGGCAAGAGACTTGCCAGGGATGGCTTGGGATTTACTACCAGACATTAGTAAATATAGAACTGCTGGTTGGCACTCTTGGTCGAACAACACCGAAAATACACCCTTTGCGGCATTATATACAAGTTTGGGCTGTCCATACAGGTGTTCTTTTTGTATGATTAATATTATCAATAGAGTGAATCCTGCACCACATATTGCAAGCGCTGATAGCAATGTTTTCAGATGGTGGGAGCCTGAGTTTATTATTAGACAATTTGACGAAATTGCCAATATGGGAGTTAAGAATATTAAAATTGCTGATGAACTTTTTGTTCTCAATCCAAGGCATTTTTTAAAAATATGCGAGTTGCTCATTCAAAGAGATTATGGTTTTAATATCTGGGCATATTCTAGAATTGATACTTGCAAGCCAAAGTATTTAGAAACGCTAAAGAAAGCTGGTGTAAACTGGCTTGGGCTTGGTATTGAAAATCCAGATCAAGTTCTTAGAAAAGAAATTCATAAAGATGGATTTAAAGAAGTTCGTATTCTTGATATAATAAACGAAGTGCGAAACGCTGGCATTAATATTGGTGGTAATTACATCTTTGGCTTGCCAATGGATACTGAGGAATCACTTCAAGCAACTCTAGATTTTGCACTAGAAAATAAAACAGAGATGACAAATATGTACTGCGCCATGGCATATCCGGGAAGCCCACTTCACCTAACCGCAAAGAAAAAAGGTTGGAAACTTCCAGACACATATGTAGGCTATAGTCAGCACTCATATGAAACATTAAACTTATCAAATGATAATCTTTCAGCAAAACAAATTCTTGAATTCAGAGACAAAGCTTGGATGACATATCATACTGACCCTTCTTATTTAAAATTGCTTGAAGATAAGTTTGGCGTTAAAGCTAGAGAAAATGTAGAAAATTCTACTAAGATTAAACTTAAAAGAAAACTACTTGGAGATTAAATTGACATATAAAAAATTTAGAGCAAACGATATTAATTATCCGCTTGCTATGGAAACAATTAGCGATGATGATATTGATGCCCTTAGTGAATGGTTAAAATCATATCCTAAGCTAACTAAGGGCGATCTAACACTACAATTTGAAAAACTTTGGGCTGATTATATCGGTACCAAGTATGCTGTATTCTGCAACTCAGGCTCATCAGCTAATCTTTTGATGATTTATGCCGCGTTGCATAATGGACATATTGAGAATAAAAAGATTGCTGTTCCATCTGTAGGGTGGGTTACAACCTTATCTCCAGCAATTCAGTTTGGTTTAGAGCCGGTAATGGTAGGTGCCGATCCAAATACATTTGGTATAGATTTAGATCAGCTTGAAAAACTTTGTGAAGAAGATTGTCCAGACGCAGTTATTTTTGTGCAAGTATTAGGAGTTCCTCATTATAAAGAAAGGATGCTTGCTTTAAAAGAAAAGTACGGTTTTATTTTGCTTGAAGATTCGTGTGCTGCACTTGGCGCCGAGTATTCTGACGGATCTATGGTCGGCACACTTGGTGACATGTCTAGTTTTTCTTTTTATTTTGGTCACCAGCTTTCATCAATTGAAGGCGGCATGGTAAACACCGATAGTAAGGAATTATACGATTTGATGCTAATGCTCCGCAGTCATGGTTGGGGAAAGGATCTAGATCAAGAAACATATAATAGTATGATTGAGGAACACGGTATTGATGATTTTCACAAGCCGTTTACTTTTTTCGTTGCTGGATTTAATTTACGTTCTACAGACTTACAGGCATTTATCGGAATTAGGCAAATGGAAAAGGCTAAGTGGGTCGCGCAAAGAAGATATGAAAACCACGTTCGATATGCACAGAACCTTGAGGGATATGTTCAGTTTCAAGATTGGAGAGATCATAAGCCTGTGTCTATTTCTTTTGGAGCATTAGCGACCAGCAAAGAACACCGCACAGAAATTGTCAATAGATTGGTTGAGAACAAAATTGAGACAAGAATTTTTAGCGCTGGTAACTTAGGTCTTCATCCTTTTTGGGTGCGTAGATACGGCAAATTTGACGATGAAATGAGCAACATTATTCACTCGCGAGGATTTTTTGTACCAAACTATCCTGAGCTTACAAACGAAGATATTGATTATATTTGTAGCGTAATTAAAGGTGAGTGATGAAAGTCCTTGTTATAGGCGATAGTTGCGAAGACGTATTTATTTATGGAAATTGTGATCGTCTAGCTCCTGCAGCCCCCGTGCCTGTTTTTGTTGAGACACATCGAAAGTCTAACAGAGGCATGGCGGGTAATGTTTATGAGAACGTATTGTCTTTTGGTGTTGAATGTGACTTGATTACTAATTCTGCTGAGATTGTAAAAACAAGATACGTGGAAAAGAAAACAAACCATATGATTGTTCGTGTTGACACCGGAGAGCAAAAAGTAGACAGAATTGAAAATATATCCGATATTAATTTTGAAGATTACAACGCAGTCATCATTTCTGACTATAACAAAGGATTTCTACTAGAGCATGATATAGAAACAATCGCAGCCAGCCACCCGCTTGTTTTTTTAGATACCAAAAAAATTATTGATGATTGGGCTATGGATGTCGATTTTATTAAGATTAATGAAGTTGAACATAATAAAACACGCACATCTATCAAAGATTTTGATTGGATTTCAGATAAGTTGATAGTTACAGCTGGCGAAAAAGGTTGTCTTTACAAAAACTTAATATTTCCTGTTGAAAAAGTTGAGATCAAAGATTTAACAGGCGCCGGCGATTCTTTTCTATCAGCTTTAGTCTATAGTTATCTAAACGATAGAGATATTTTTATAGCTATAAAATATGCAAATGATTGTGCAACAAAAGTTGTACAACAAAAAGGAGTTAATACGATTAATGACATTTAAAGAATACTATGAATACTATTTGACATTACATCAAAACAAGACAAACAGATACCTGCATGTGCTTGGACAATTTGCAACGATTGCTTATGTTGCAACTGCAATTATATCTGGCTATTGGTGGGCGCTATTAGCGGCACCATTTGTAGTATATCCGTTTGCTTGGAGTGGTCACTATTTTTTTGAAAAGAATGAGCCTGCTGCATTTACAAATCCTATTTGGGCAAAGGCATGTGATTGGGTTATGCTTAAAGATATATTGACTGGAAAACTTAAGTGAAGATTATGATCCTATGCTACCCAAGGGTAGGCAACAGATATCTTAATGAGAAAATTAGAGAGTGTTTTAATCCACACCCTTCGGATCCGCATTACAATAAAGAATATCAAAAACAACTTTTGAAACAAGGTATGCATGTCTTATCAACACACGATAGAAATGTTGAATTTTTGTATAAACACAACGAACTAAAGAACACAGATATTTTTATTCATCTTATTGCAAATCCTTTCAATAGTATCGCTTCGTTTTTTAATCGATGGCCACAAATGGGGTATGAAAAAAACAAAAATCCCGGCTATAAGATTGCTGATAAGCTGATAAGACCTCTTTCAATTAATATTATAGAAAAGTGTCACAACAGTTTTGCAATCGATATGAGAGGTCCAGATACTTTTTTCTCACCGGCGCCAAGACCTGGTATTATAATAAATGACCCTAATGATTTTAAAAGAAACAATTATCAAGAATTAATGTTGAGGTGTGATTTTTTACAATATGAGCACCATTTTGATAGAATCATAAACAATAATTTAGACATTAAGATGATTACATTAAAATATGAAACTATGTCGAAGCCTGAAAATATTGATAAACTTAGAAAGTTTTTAGGATTTGGATTTGATGAATTAAACTTTGATGATTTTAAATTAAGAAAAACTGATTGGCGAAATAGTGTGTTTAAAAATGAAATAGAGAGCGTATACGGCTCTTTATATGAAAAATACAATGCCCTGCCCGATGTCAAAATATGGAGATAGCATGAAAATTGTTTGGACTAATGGCTGCTTTGATATATTACATCGTGGCCACTTTGAAATGTTTAAATATGCTAGATCTTTTGGCGATCAGCTAATTGTCGGTATAGATTCAGATGAAAAAGTACGTAAAGACAAAGGGCCTTCACGTCCGTATAATTGTGCTGAGGACAGAAAGTTTGCTTTAGAATGTATAAAATATATTGATGAAGTTGTTATTTTTAATTCACGCGAAGGATTAGAGCAAGAAATACGACAACTACAGCCTGATATAATGGTAATAGGCTCAGATTGGAAAGGTAAAACAGTTGTAGGTGAGGAATATTGCACAGAATTAAAGTTTTTTGATAGAATAGGTGGGTATTCGACTACTAATATACTGGAGAAAGACAAGTGACTTACGTTTTTGACATTGATGGTACAATTTGTACTACGACAGATGGCGATTATGCACTATCGCAGCCGCTACAAGAGCGCATAAACTTTGTAAATAAATTATATGATGAAGGTCACACAATAATTTTTCAAACAGCTAGAGGTATGGGTAGAAGCGGCAACTCTATCGCTTTTGCATACGAGATGTTTGAAAAAGGAACCATACGACAGCTGGAAAAATGGGGAGTCAAATATCATCAACTATTTTTAGGAAAGCCAGCCGGCGACATTTATATAGACGATAAAGGAATACTAGATATTGATTTTTTTGAAACCCACAAGGAGTCTTTGTAATGAGTAGAAAGAAACAACCATTACCGATGAAGCACGTTCCAAAAGGCTGGGGCTGGGAACGTTGGATTGTAAATTGTCCTGAGTATTGTGGAAAGCTTTTGTTTTTTAACAAAGGCAAGCGATGTTCTTGGCATTTTCACAAAATTAAAGACGAAGTATTTTATTTACAGTCAGGAAAAATGATGGTGTATTATTCCATGAACGATGATATAAAAGAAGCAAATCAAATTGTTCTTAACCCTGGTGAAAAATTTCATGTACCGACTGGGCTGCGACATCAAATGGTCGCGCTAGAAGATAGTGAATTATTTGAGTTTTCAACTGAACATTTTGATAGCGACAGCCATAGGATTATCAAGGGCGATTAAATGAAATTAGTTGTAATTACTGGCTGTCTTGGTCTTATAGGCTCACATGTTACAAAAGAATGCTTAGATAAAGGCTGGATGGTTTATGGAATTGATAATTGCACCTATGCGGCAAATAAAAACCTATTAGGAGCATTTTCAATTTATGATAATTTTTACTTTGTAAAAGAAGATATTGCTAATTTAAAATATCTTCCTGATTGTGATTATGTTATAAATGTCGCTGCTGAGTCCCACGTAGGCAATAGTATTGTTGATAGTGCGGATTTTATACAATCAAATATTGTAGGAGTTAAAAATTTATTAGATCTCATTCGCAATAAACAAAATAATGTCAGCGATCGGCCTATATTTTTTCATTTTAGCACAGATGAAGTATACGGCGATATTACTGATGGTGAGCATGTCGAAACTGATATTTTAAAACCAAGCAATCCTTATTCTGCATCTAAAGCTGCAGCAGACATGTTAGTTCTTGCGTGGGCAAGAACATACGGCATAAATTATATTATCTTGCGACCGACAAATAATTACGGTATTGGACAATATCCTGAAAAATTAATACCCTTAGCGGTTAAAAATCTTATGCGCAACAAAAAAATTAAGCTTCACGATAAAGGAGAACCCGTTAGAAATTGGTTACACTCAGGAGATACAGCTTCTGCTGTTGTCACACTAATAGAATCAGGAGTTCAAAACGATATTTTTAATGTCGCAGGCGGATTTGAGCAAAAAAATCTTGACACCGTTATAAAAGTTTTAGAATGTTATCATAACGAAATTAGAGAGGATCGAAATTGGAATGAGTTTTTAGACCTTTCATATGTTAGAGAAGGCCAGGATGTTCGTTATGCCTTAAATGATAAAAAATTAAGAGATTTAGGCTGGCAGCCAAAAAGAAATTTTGACAAAGAAATTAAATCAATTGTTGAATATTATAAAAGCAATTTTAAATGGTAAGGAGAAAAAATGCAATTATCTAATCAAGCCCTCGGGGCTATTATGATGGCTTTACAAGAGTCATTATTAAATCAACTTGATATCGTTCCTATTTTAAAAGGATTTGAACTAGAAGAAACTGAGGACGGATTAATGGTTACCAACCCTCCAACAGTTAGGTTTACTGACGAAAGCGAAATTAATGAGCAAGATTTGCTAAACTTAGTTAAATCATAGCATGCCAAGATATTCATACCAATGCACTAAATGCAATAAGATTACCACAGTTTTTCATGGAATTAATGAAGTTTATCTAAACTGTGATGCTTGCAGTAGCATACAGTGTATGGAAAAAATTTTATCAATCCCAACTATCAAAAAACAAACTACAAAAAATACTAAGAAGGTTGGCGATTTAACAAAAGAATATATTGAAACAAACCGTAAGATTTTAGAAGAAGAAAAACAAAAAAGAGAATTAGATGACGCGTCTTGAGATAATACTGTCTGCTATTATGACATTATCAATATTATTCAATATTGGATTATTTGCATATGCTAGACATGCAATAGTACAACTTCTAACCGTATCAGAAGAATTAGGTGACTTACAGCAAATGGCTCAATCTCTAGCTAATCATTTAGATTCTGTTTATAAGCTTGAAATGTTTTATGGTGATCAGACAATTGAAGCTCTCAGAGAACATGCAATTGCGTTCAACGAAAATCTTGAAACATTTGAGTATATTTTTTCATTAACAGAAGAAGGAAATAACCCGATCGATGACACAGACAAAAAAGCCGAAGCAGAAGAAGAAGCGTAAAAATTATTATTTTACACAAGTGCATGAAGATGCAATTATTAGTTATACAAAAACACAATGTATACGAGAAAGAACAGAATTATATGTGAACTGGATTCAACCAGCATTTAATGAAATGGTTGATAAAATTGTGTTTACTTACAAATTTACAAATTTATCAAATTGCGATTCGCTTCGTGACGAGTGTAAAATTTGGTTAATGACAATATTAGATAAATATGATCCGTCTAAAGGATCCAAAGCTTTTTCTTATTTTTCAGTTATTACTAAAAACTGGTTTATTCATAAAGTAAAAAAGCAGCAAAAACAAAACAAACGAGAAGTACATTTTGAAAATGTATCAAAAAGATTTGAAGAAGAGTTTCTTTCAACTGATGAATCATATCTTACCAATAGAGAAGAGCAAGAATTTTGGAGTTCATTCTATAAAGAAATTAAATCATGGGACGTTAACACCATGAAAGATAACGATTTAAAAGTATACAAAGCAATTATGATTCTCTTTGAGTCGAAAGAGGATATCGATATTTTTAATAAAAAAGCTATTTACTTGTACTTGCGAGAGATAACAGGATTAAATACGAAACAAATTGTCAATTCATTAAAAAAATTTCGTAAAAAATATATTAATTTTAAACAAGGATGGGAAAATGGAGAACTATGAGCAAAAGAGATTTAGATTCACTTATTAGTGAGGCGCTTGATAATATTCGAAACGATAGAAAAATTGCAAGAGAATTTTTAAACGAAATAGCCAACCAAATAGCTTCAGACGCTGAACAAAATA